GAGAACCGATGTTCGTGTTCGTATTCGAGGAATCGTTGTTCGCATTCGACATCGAAACACCGCCATTCGGGTTCGCGTTGTTGTTGCCACGATAGACCACACGGCCTATGGGGAGGCGCCACCTTTCAAATGCAAAAGTACTATTTTCAAATTATTATTTAACAAACAGATACAAAACCTGACGTCAAAAAAATATTTTTCGACGGGCTGACGCCCGTAATGAACGGTGTTCCCCTGCTCGGGGAACACCGGACGTTTTGTCGCTTCGCTCCCGCTTTGACGCTTTACGCGACCGATCATGCAACCTCGCTTATCGCTTTAAACGCCACGGCGCTCGACGCCCTGACGAGCCGACCGCGGAAGGCCAGACGAGAACCGATGTACGTGCTCGTATACGAGGAATCGTAGTTCGCATACGACATCGAAACACCGCCATTCGGGTACACGTTGTTGTTGCCACGATAGACCACACGGCCGGAGGCAGTGGATATGTAGTAGATGTCGCAGTAATTTGTCGAGGAGGAACCCGAAACGGAACCCACCGGAATCACGTCCATATATTTGCCATGCGCCACGGCGGTAATCCAGATACCGGAACTCACGGAACCCTTAACCAGGCGGGTACTGCCGTCAGGCATCCAGATGCGCCACTTCCCGGAATTGCCCGTGTCATTAGGAAGGTCCACGCCGTCCATCATGTCATATTTATGACCATAGATGTCCTCGTAGCCAAGGCAGCAAATATTATTCACCTGCGTAACCGTGGCCCCGCCGTAGTCATCCTTCTCACGGTACCACGCATACTGGTGGACGGAGTTTTCTATCAGGCTGTTCGTCACATTAGGGTTGATGGAGGAGGCTTCCTCATAGCCGATCGTGTCCGTCATCCCGCGGCTGGCAGTACCACCCGTAGTACGGTTGTTCGTGTGAGAGCCCGCGCCGCATTGTTCCTGGCTGTCACGACGACCGTACTTCGCGTAGAAAAGATTCGCGATGCGAGAGTGCATAAGGGCATCAATCTGCTGCATACCGCGCTGGACACTGTAATAGTGGAAATCAGCCCAGGTCATGCTCGCCGTAGTGCTCCCGCCGGTAATGCAGGCGCGAAGTTTGGAACCGACAACACTGCTGCCCACAACGGCACACAAGTGCTCGTCATTAGGCACCCATTCGGGTTCCATATCCTCGATCCTGTCACTGTTAGAAAGGACAACCTTATCGAACTCTGCCGTGTTCAGAATGGAGAAGTGAAGAGCAGTGGCACCCTCCGGAACATCGGCAATCAGGTACATACCGGCCTCGAACTTGTTGCTCAAGGTAGGGACGACGATTGAACTGATGACCGTGCCGGAATCGTCTGTGAAAATGCTTCCGACAAGGCTTGTACCGGGAACGCTCGGGAAACGCACACGCTTGTAACCGTCCACGTTCACCTTGCATACCGAATACGTACTGTCAGTACTGTAGCTGTTCGAAAGCGTATCCTTTCCGCTCATGATCTTACGACCGGAAAGATAACCGCCACTCGTGCCCTTAATGTCGTCAAGCGTAAGGACGTCAGCATCCGGAACGGAAGGCATGTTATCCGAACCGTTACTGCTGTAACAGGAGTAATGCTTGCCGTTCAGGTAATCATTGATACCCTTGCTCCAGAAGAAGGGCTCGTACATCATCCAGTCACCTTCAGTGCCGTCCAGTCTGGCAGCCGTGCCGTCGGCGTACTTGTTGCTGTCCGTGTCGTCCAGCGGGTAGTAGGTCATCTCACCGTCCAGGTTGTTCACCGTGGTATCAACGTTCGCCATGTTCACACCCCGCGTCGTCGCTTTTTTAGTCACTTTAGCAAGTACACGGTGACGCTGCTTCAGGATGGCGGAAATATGACCGCTCACCTCATACGCGTTGTCATACTTGTAGCCGGTACCGTTGTCGAGGTTGCTCACGTTCGCGTCATCCGATACCTCGTCGTCGAACTCGATCATCGTGTATTCCGGCTGCCGGATATTCAGTTCCGGGAAGTGCGCCTTCAGAGCGCTGTACGTATCGTCATCAATGTAGCGCGTGAGCTGTACCGTACCCACCAAGGCGCACGTGTCCGTAGTGTTGCCATCGGAATCCACACCGCCCATCCCGACAAACTTATTCAGCCACGTACCGTCATCCTCGCGGTCAATACCGGTTACCCTGATACGTTCCACACCCGTGCAACGGCCCAGCAGGGTTTCCCAGTCAATACCTGGACAACTGTCAAAGATGAAGGTCTTCACCTTGCTGTAGCTTTCCAATGTCAGCCCGCCGGTGGTCAGTCTGCCCAGATATTCCAGACGGAGGCTGGTCAGTGTACCGGGAAGGTGGAGCAGCGTCACGGGAGAACCCTTGGCAAGCACCACGCTCTGCACCTGCGTACCGCGGGCCTCAAGTTCTTCCAGCTTGGTCTGCGCACTCAAATCCAGCTCGGTACTGGTACTTCCCCCGGTTTTCGCCTGTGCCTGGTTACGAAGGTTGAGTTTACGTAGCTGCTTGCAGTTGCCGATGTTCAACCACCAGCCGGTACTGCCGTTGCCGGAACTTTGAAGGTTCAGTTCGCGCAGCACGGTACATTTGCCTAGGTCGAAAGCGTTTTTCAGGTGGTCGGCGGCCCCGCTCATATCCAGCACCTTCATACGGCTCGCGCCATAAACCCTCAAGGGATCGTTCACCGTATAGGCACCGGTGATGGAAAGACTCGCAGCCGCATCTTTCTTGATGATGCCGGTATTCCCTATATTCGGGCTGTTGTTCGTACCGTAGCCGAAAGCATAAACCTCGTTGGCCGTAATCTTCAGCACGTCGGGGGTGTCAGCAGCCGTACGTGCCAGATAGAGGTCGATGTTGTCACTGGTGAAATTGCTCGTGCCGTACTTGGCATCCAGAAGGGCGAAACGATTACGCACGAAATATTCACGGTGCGCACGGTTACTGCCCTGAAGGGCGTAGATGAACGGCCACACCTTGCCGTACATCTCCTGCGTGGCGGGCAGGATGTACTTCAGCTCGCCGCTCTTGTTATAGGCACGGTCGCACCAGTTGCCCGCCTGCTCCACGTTCAGCATGTCCAGGACACGGCTGGTGGTAAGTACACCGCGAAGAGCCTGCGCCTGTGTCTTCAGGTCAGCGTCCAGGTTGGCCAGAACGAGGTTCCAAAGCCAGCTGTCACGGCCTTCAAAGGCATATTTCCCGGCCTCGGCGTCATAAGTGTCGCGGTCGGTGGTGTAGTCATACACCAGGAAACAGTCGTTACGTTTTCCCATCTGGGTATCACCGTCGTAGTAGGTGATGTACCATATCAGGCCGTCCCACGTGCGCAGCATCATGTTCTTCGCACGCTGGTCAACGGCAAGGAAATAGTCCGTCCAGAGGTAATACGTCAGCAGGAAAGCCTTGTCGAAATAGTCACTTATCTCGTCCCTGAACTTCTCGCTCTTAAAAGTGGAGAGGTCGGCGCTCGTCGCACCGTCCGGAACACACGAGCGTATCCATGCGTACAGCCGTTTCACGGCCGTACGCTGCGACTCGTCAAGGCCCGCCCATTTCACATCATCCGGAACGTTGGTCTCGGCACCGGCATCAAACACCTCCTCCAGATGAGCGTCACTTGTGGTCTTGAAAAGGCACATGGCCTCGGTATTGTTCAGCATTTCCAGAGTGAGGGGACAGGCAGGATCGTAACCCTCCACGCCACTAAGGCCGAACAGGTCGCCGCTCTTGCTTTTCTCGTTGTTGAAGTTGTATTGCCCCACATAGTTGTTCTCGCCGTCCTCCGCAGCCGCCACAAACACGTCGATAGGCACACCGTCGATAGCGGTACGCACGGTGACCGCGTTCAAATCGCTGCCGCCCGTCTCGTACTGGTAACGCTGCGGAGGGGTGAGAAGCCCCATCTCCTTCAGCACGTCGTTGAACAGTTTGGCACCGCCTGTGTTCAGCGACATGGACGAGTCGGAATAATCACTCTTCAGACAGATCAGGTTCATGGCGATGCCACCGGGACGGACGGGATATTTCTTTTCCGCCTGCTCCTTGCCGCCAACGGTGAAGCTAAGGTTCGTGCCGCCCTTGCTGATATAGATACGGATGTTCTTGCTCGGATATTTCGTGGAACTGGTACCCTGAATACGGATATAACAGTCACGGAGCACGAAGTCGTATTCGGATCCGAAAGGGGAGTAATAGAAGATATCCGCCGAAAAGTCCGTCTTCTTGTTGTTCTCGGCATACACGTCATCGAGCTTGTTCTGGCGCACGATACGCAGCACCCCCTTGCCTTTGGCACGCAGCTTGTCCATATCCACAGTGTCGGTATCACCCAGGATATCGTTCTCCTCGTACAGCGCGATCATCTCCTCACCGTCCGCACTGTCCACCATCCGGTTCTCCAGTTCCTCGTCGTCACTCAACCGACGGGTATAGATACGCACGCTCTTTACCTCCACGTCCGCCCCGGCGCTGTCAATGGTGATATATTTCGGATTGTCCTGGCGGAAGCTGAAGGCGTTGTCGTAGATGTCGGCACCGGTACGGTTGCCGTCCACATAAAGCTCCATCAGACGGCTCTCATTGCGGGTACCCACCATGAGGGCCACCTTGATCCACCGGTCTTCCACATAATTCGTGCCCAGCTTGATCTCACGCTCCACCAGCTCGTCGTCCTCGTTGGTATAGGACACTTTCTCACCGGTCTTGAAACTCGCTTCCGAAGGGGTGATATAAAGCCCCTTGCCACTGTCGAGACAGTCCACAACTGCGGTATCGCTGTCAGTGGGATTGCTTACCCGGAGGGTCAGTTCAATGGTCAGCCCCGTACTTTTCACATCGGTGGCAAAGGGCCGGTAGCCGATGACGGCTTTCGCACCGTTGGTCAGCTTCAGCGCCTCACCCGTCCAGCCGTTGCTGCTCCAGTCAAAACCCTCGAACGTGGTCTCCACGCCGTTCGACTCCCATGTTCCGGGGTTACTCTCCCCGTTGCTGCGGCCCGCCGCGTCAAGCTTGACCGCCAGGCCGTAGGTGGCCTCGCTGATATCGATACCGCTCTCACCCACGTCGATGCGCAAAGTGTACCCGGTCGGACCGGCTTTCAGGACAAGCGTCTGCGTGCCTTCCTCGGTAAACCGGTTACTGTAGGTCATCATGCTGCGGGGAGCGCTCACGGTACTGCTCTTGACGCCGTTTTTCCAGAACTCCACTTCAGCGGGCACACGGTCGGGATCATAGGCCACCCAGTCGAAAGTGAGCTTCTCGTAGCGGCCGGCTTCAAGGACCGGCTCCAGATGCTCGTCCCGTCCGAGGACATGCCCGTCGGCATGAATGAGCTTCAAACCGATGAAGGGCGCGCCGGTTCCGGCCTTCAGCAGGTCGATATGGATGCTCTCGCTTTTCAGCGTGAGGTCGTCAGTTTCCATCTCGGCCACCAGCTGGGCGGTATGCCGCCCCACGGACAGGCCGGTCATGGAAACCTCGAAACTGCCGTTCGTCGTGCCGCTGCGGGTGACCGTATGCGCGTTCTGCTGTACACCGTCCACGTACAGGCTGACGGTTTTCGTGCCGGTACCGCTCACGGCGTAGGGTATACTCGCGGAATCATAGGTACCGTAACCGCCGTTCTGGATGGTGGCCGCCAGGTTGTAACCGCAGGAAAGGGACAGGGTGACGCTCTTCACGCTCACGTACGCCTGCTTCTTCTGCGCCTTGCCCGTGGTGGGATCGGTAGTCTCGGCAATGACGTAGATGTCGCTCGTGCCCACCAGCAGGTATTTGGTCAGGTCAAGGGTATAGGTACCCTTGCTCACTTCCTTCAGCGAGGAGGAATAAGTGGTGGTCGTCCCGCGCTTCACCTGGATGGTGACGGTCGCTTTCTGTCCGGTACTGCTACCCTTGTCATCACCGCCGGCAACCTGGTGGTCATAGGTATAGGTAAGTTTCACCGCTCCGCCTTCCTTCACGGTTTTCTTGTCGGTCTCGGCAAGCAGCACGATCTTGGTGGTGGAGGACTCACCGCCGCCACCGCTGCCGGCCGGGATGTCAACGCTCGCGATCTCCGCCCCGCTCTTGTTGGTCAGCGCAAGGCGGACACTGCTCTCGTCGTCGCTCACTTCCGCGCTCATGCCGAACACGGTACCGGCTTCCACCTCCTGGAATTTGGCGGCGACGGTCTTGTTCTGGACGGGATTGGTACTGTCAGCATCCAGGCTCTCGTCCACTTCCAGCTTGTCGATGGTCAGATCCACGTTGCCCTCGCTGTCGGGAACTTTCTTCTCGCCGTTCACTGTCAGGCTTTTCATCGTTCCGGCACCGCCGAAGTCCTCCCAGCTCGCCTCCTGCTCCCAGCTCGACAGACTTGTCCCCACGAACTGTTTGGTCTCCCATTTGCCCTGCGAGACTTCATAGGTGATGCAACGACCCTTGTAACGGTATTTCTCATCCACGGCACCAATCGCGGAGGAAAGGACATAATAACCGCTCTCCAAAGGGACTTCCGCCGTCACATTATACGTGTTACCGCCACCGCCCGTACCACCGGGAATATCAACGGAGGCAATCTCCGTCCCGGTCTTCCCCAGCAGGGTGAGTTTCACCGTGTCGTTCTCCTCATCAGGGACGGCCGTCATGCCACCGACCAAACCATCGTTCACACCGGCGGCGGCATCCTCCGCCTGTTTCGCAGCCGCGGATGCCGCTGCCGCAGCGGAATTTGCAGTTTCAGCAGCCTGATTGGCGGTACCGGCCGCATCAGACGCCATACCCGCAGCTTTATTCGCCAAAGCCGCAGCATTATCCGCTTTCGTGGCAGACGCATTCGCCGTGGCAGCGGCATCATCGGCCGGTTTACGCAAAAGGGTAAGCGGAGCACTCACCAGCTCACTGCCGCGAAGGGCGGGGAGACTTTTGATATTGTCAAGGGAGCTGACCTCCACAAGTTCATCAACGCTCTGGCTCTCGGCCTTGATAGCGTTCAGGATCTCCTGTTTTTCCGCATTTGTCATGGCTAATCCTCCATTACCCTTCTATCTGTTTCACTATTTGGGAATAACAGCCCGGAGTAAGACCGGTGACAGCTTCCTTTATCAAAACCGCATCCTCCGATGTCAGATCCACATCCGCATCGGAACCCATAATCCTCATGCAAAGACTGTAAGCATGTAATTTCCTTTCATTATCCGTCTGAATATTACCGCTCGGACGGAAACCGGTACCGTTGAACAGGCACTGGGAGACTATGACTCCCATACACTGGGGTTTCTTATCAATCAACAGCACGCTACCGTCGAAATCCTTAAAATACACATTAAAATTTACTTTCATATCCTTTATTTTTAGATATATGTCATCTTAACGACAATTCCATTAACAACCTCAAGGGTATAGTTATAAGTTATAAAATCACTCTTTACAGCCCACTGGAAGGTACCTGAAACACCCTTTCGGTAACTGTATGTCCCATCGCTGGCCAAGCTCCATCCCGTACCGTAATTGTTCGACAGGATATCACCACAATACACCGCCCCGTTCACATGCACACCACCGTCAAAATAGCCGGCATAAGTATTGGCACTGATAGGATAGCTTTGACCAGAGGACTTGCTGGAGGCATAGATAGCGGCACCACCCAGATTCGAGCCTACGGCCTTGACACCGAAGCGTCCCTGCGTGGCGGCATTAAAGGACACATCCACAATACCCTCCATGTCCGTTTGTGAGACACCAAGTTTCAGACTGCGGGAATCATTGCCGAAATAATCACCGGCTTTCCAGTACAACCGTCCGGAATCAATCGTAAAACCGCCGATTTTACCCTCATAGGCATACACTGTACCATAAATCTTGGCGTTGCGCGTCTCAATACTACCGTCTTCCAGAATCTTGAAATTATCATTAGCCGTAACAAGTCCCTCCAACGTGATATTATCGCCCTTGATTTTTACGCCGTCACCCCCAACACCTACAAGGGATTTCAAATTTCCATCACCGTCAATGGCATACAACCCGGAATATTTGGAAGTAACCATCAGGCCGGTCTCTTCCAGCAGGTTCTCGTCTTTGTCGAACACCGCCGCCGAAATCTTTACCAGACGCTCCGACTGCTCGAAAAGGGTTTTATAACGGTGTGTCAGGGATTCCACACGGTCGGTGCTCAATATGAGCATATACAGGTAAATATCACCGGTAAAACTCAATTTAAAATCACCTGTACCGTTCCAGAGTCCGCTACAGGTGTACTGTACGTACCCGTCGGTCGCGGACAGTTCTTCCTCCACCTCCATGCTGTTGAAATTGGCAAAGCCTGTCTTATCCACACCCACAAACTCCACACGCAGCGTGCCGGCCTTGGCACAGCGGTAAAAGAAAGTCAGGAACACCGGGACGGCTTCCTTCTCCCCACTGTCATTTTCAGGCATGGAGGGAATACTTTTCAGGTTCTCACGTTTCTGGAGGATGTACTTGTTACGAATCCGGACAACCGTACGGCCGTCATCCTCGGTCACGCTCGCGCTGTCACCCTTCCTCGTCAAGACGTTACCGTTCGCCCAGATCCACCGGTTGCCCACAAGGAAGAACACGGTCTCGTTCTCCGTGTTCCACTTCATAAGGCCGTTATCAAAGGCGGGGTTATTCAGGTAGCCGCGCTCGGTGGCGAAGTCATTCCGCAGGGCGGTGACGGAACTGACGATTTTCCCCTCGACTATCTCGAACTTCGTCTTGATATCCTCGCCCGTTACCAGAAGGAACGTACCACGCAGGTAGGCGTTGTCGCTGTACAGGCCATCACCGTGAGGCTGGTTGTCTGAAGGGAACCAGTCATCACTGATACCGTCAAGGTTGCCCAAACGGGCACGCAGGCAGCCGGTGAAGTTCTTCGCCTTCACCACGTCCATCACGTCCACACGGGGCTGCCCGTCCTCGGTGGCGGAGATCAGGATCAGGTTCTGGCGCAACGGATTCTCCGTGTTGCCCATCAGCACGCACTCGTCACCAGACTCCGGAAGAGAAGCGCCGAACTCGTCCTCGCCCACGAGGATGGAACCACCCTCCACGCCGGCCACCTCAACCCAATAGCTTTTCAAATTCCCGCCGCTGAAGGTCTGGCAGCGCATGAGGTCATGGGCCACGAAAGTGTTCTCCTGCTCGAAAGTGATCCTCCAGTAACCGCCCTCAAGAACAGCGGTCTTTATTTTCCCGTTGGCGGCACTGACACAAAGCTGGCCGCCGACGCTGCGTACCTTCTCGATAAGCAGCTCCAATACTACCATGACCTGGCGTACCGTCAGCTTGTCGATGGTCAGATGGGACAAAGCGTCCTCCATCCAGAGCCGCCAGCCCTCACCGAAAAGACCGTCCACGAATTTCGGACTGCGAAGAAGCTCACGCACAACAAGGGTCAGCAGCCCGGCATTGCCCTTGTCATCAATACCCGCATTATCCTCCTGTCCGAAAGAGGCTCCCGCTTCGAAGGTGATCTTCCCCTTTGCACGGTCATTCTTTTTTTTGCTGATGTGTTCCGCCTGGCTTCTCCGCGCGGAAAAAAGATTGTTGTCCGTAGGCAGTGTCTTGTCCCAGCTACGGATAATGTCAGGAAGCGCGGCACCCTCCGCCTTTGACTTCGTATAGTTTTTCAGTTCCCCGATACTGTCATTCACCCGTTCAAACGCACCACTATGCAGGGCATCGCTGATCTCGATGTCCATCTCCCCGGGTTGGTTCACTTTCCGGGTAATTTTCGTGATACGGCTGCTGCGATAACCGGTTTCGGGGAAATACTCCTCGCTTTCAAGTCTCACACGACGGCCTACGGACAGGGAAACACCGTTCTCCTCAATCCACACATGGTCGGTCGGGGCCTTGTAAACGGCAAGATCCTGCCAGTGTTCGGTATTGAACTGTTCCACCGCCGTAAGAAACTCCTCCTCGGCAAGCGGGTAATATTCGTCCGGCATACGGATATTCCAGAGAATATAACGGTCACCGGATTTCGGAATAAGTTTGCCGCCGGGGAGTTGCGTGTCATCATCATAGGGCCATATCGTAATAATCTCGAACTCACGGGTGGCACTGTTGAAATTCACCTCGAAATAGTGGTCCTCACCCTGCCCCAGTCCGGAAAGGTCACCGTCCTGGAACGATACACGTTTGGTCTCGTCGGGCAGCTCGTAATCGTTCGGATCGAAGTTCAGGCTGTCGTCCCTGAAATAATAGACCGTGAAAGGGTTGCCGTCGTCATCTTTCACATCTTCGCTGCGCACACTGCTGACAGCCCCGATCCTGCGGGGATAAATGCCGCTGAAGGCGTCTTGCTCGTAACGGTCATAGATGCCGTACTCCTCCGTATGTATCTCGACATATTGCCTGCCCCCCGGAAGCATCAGGCGGCTATGCCCGTATTTTGACGGATCTATGTTCCGCGTGCTGCCTACCGGGAACAACCGGGTATAAAAATTGTCGGTACCCGTCGTGTCGCGTTCGATTCCGGTCAGTCCCTTCCCGTAGCCCAGCGTTATTTCCTCGCCATGCTCACACCGGCACACGTTCACGGTCTGGCCTTCCACCCACCATTCAGCCTGCCCGCCGACCGCTTCGGCTATCTCTTTCAGGGCTTCGTTGCAGTACTTCCCCTCGTAATCGATGACGATAAGGTCCGTACCGTCCACCCGCCCCACTTTCCAGTCGGTGGTGTGGTTCATTCCGTCATTGATACACTTCACGATCATGGCCACGTGTTCACGCGGAGTCGCTGTCAGCGTGAACACAGGCTCGGTGTTCCCGTCGGTGGTCTCCAGCACAAGAAAACGTCTCACCAGGCTCTCGATACCGTAAAACTTCAAATCATATACCCACTCCTGGCCGCTCTTCTGCTTCGGGGTGTACCGTTCGGTCAGCCAGTAGCGCTCACCCTCAAAGTCCACCCGGTCATTCACGTCCAGGGCGATATATTCGTAATGCGTGAAAGAGAGTGTCAGGACATTGTCACCCTGCACCTCCTTCACCTGGGTGGAGCTGTCGCCCGCCTCGATATCGGTCCGTCTGTTGCCGTTGCTGTCATAGATGGTCAGCATGTCTGTATCTTGTTTAAACGTCGTTTGAATAGGGTTTGAATCACATTTATATGATCGGGACAGGTTCCCGGAACTTCACCTTGAACTTGCCGGCGTGCACGCCTTCCTTCCAGAGATAGGTCAGAGGCTGGAACTTGCTGCAATCCGTATATTTCACACGGAGAGTCAGGGCAAGTTGGGGAAAGGAAATCTCAAGCCACCCGTCACGGCCTTTCTTCAGGAAATTGATGAACTCGAAATACTTCTTCAGCCAGCCGGCCTGCGTTTTGCCAAACAGGGCGAAATGAAGCGTCACGTCACGGGCCTCGTTCCTGGGCGTCAGCACGGAGGAATATTTCTCCCCGTCCTCCTCCCGGATATTCACAGCCGTGTCCGTTTTCGTCTTGCTCGGGGTCAGGATGGCGGTCAGGTTATCCATCCCGCCGCGCTTGTCCTCAACGAGGAACACCCCGTATGTACTCCAGATGTCGGTACCGTTGACAAGTACCAGACCGCCTAATATCTTTTCCATATCATTTGCATTTTACTCCGTCACGATTGATTTTACGAATCTCTTCCTCTATTTTGCCAAGGTGCGACGCGCTCGTGCCGGTGTTCTCCTCGATACGGGCAAGATGCCCCTCGGCGGTGTTCATCTTGTCGATGACGCTCTCCATCTTCTCATCGATGCTCGACCAGTGTTGCAACCCGCTGGTGAACATGCCGTCCAGTTTTGTACCCTGGTCCTGTGTCATGGCTGAAAAACCGCCGGTTTTGGCGCTCTGGCTCGTACCGCCCGAGTTATCGTACCCGGTGGCCGCGGCAAGATTGTCACGAAGAGCGACGGCTTCCTCGACATACTTCATGTACTCGTCCTGGAGGGCCTTACGCTCGGCTTCTGTAAGGTCATTGTCTTCCATCGCCTTGCCGAATTTCTCCCACCAGCCTTTCAGCTTGTCGGAATACAGCTCACCGATCTTGTTTGACAGCATCGCACGCATGAAATACTCGGATATGTCCTCCGCCGCGGCTGCGGCATCATACTTCATATCCATCAGGTTATCCACGAAACTGCTGTACATGCTGTCGAAGGAAATACCGGTGAGACCTTCATACAGCTGGTCGGTAAGTTCCTCCAGCTTGCCCGCCTGGTCGATATAGTCATCCAGCTTCTCGGTCAGACGACCTCCATATCCGCCCTTGCCGGTATCCTGGATCTGCGTCCACATGTCCACGTTACTGCGCAACTTCTTCATCTCCTCCGGACTTAGGTTCCAGATGTCACCGTTCCAGCTACGCCCGATCTGACCGCTCAAACGGTCAATCTGTTCCTGTGAGAAACCGCCCCAGTAATAATTCCAGCTGTGATGCGAACCGTGATAACCGGCCTGCGACATGGCCATGTCCAGATAGTTCGAGTTCGTCTCCTGCTGGAGCCTGTAGGCATCCCGGTAGGCGGCCACGGACTTTGTACCCTTGCTCGCCTTGATCTCCTCCGTCAGGTCCTCGATAGCCGTCTGCAAGGTCTCGTTGCGCTCGGTCAGCCGGTCGATGGTTTCCTGGACCTCTTTGGCATTGCTTGAAGTCGTCCAGGAGGAAAATCCGCCCCAGGTCAATGCGTCGAATATCTTGCCCACACCGGAAAGCAGCGATTTTCCGATAGTCACAAAAAGATCACCGGAAAGCACATCGTCAAGAATACCGCTCACGGCATTGAACACCGCGTCGAGCAGGCCACCGATGACCACACTCAAACCATCCTTGAAAAGGTCTATAATACTTACAATCCAGCCGACAACAGGCACATCCTCAAGTGTTTCGGAAACCTTTCCGAAAGCCTCGCCCAGTTTGCCGTCCACTTCCTTGGCACCTTTGCCGAGTGTGATCAGGCCATTATACGCCCCGCTGATACTGCCGGAGGCAATCTGCTGCAATCCGTCCCTCACATTCTCCATACTGGTCTTCAGACCGGAGGCAGTATTCGAGAGGGACTGCCGGGCACTGTCAGCCGTTTCCTGCAAGGCGTTTATATTCTCACTCGCGGCATCGGCATTAGCCTGCGCCGTTTCCAGGGCTTGCCGGGCGGACTCCTTCTCCTGTTCGGTTCCGGACTGTTGCGCCTCAATGTATGATTTCTGGGCGGCAATAAGTGCCGTATAGGTGTCCGCATACACCGCCTGTGCCTCCTTCAGGTCTGAAAGGGCTTTCTGGTAGGCAGTAACCTCGGCACCCAGTTTCTTGAAACTGACCTTGCCGGAACCGCCCAAAGCCCTCTCCATCTGCTGGACGGCAGAGACAAGCGCGTCCTGGCTGGCATGGTCGGCATTTCGGAACTCGTCAGTGAGCATGTATTTTCTGGCATCCGCCAATACAGGCTTTATCATATCGGAAAACATCCCGCCGAATTCACCGAAGACAGTACCCCAGTCAATACGGGCTTTCAGTTCCTGCACTTCGATGCCGGCAAGTTTGCTGTCACGTTCAACACCGAGAGAGAGCTTCTCGCTGCCGGACGTCGTCTTTTGTATCTTTTCCGCATATTCGGTCGCGATGGCGAGTTTCTGCTGCTGGAAGGTGCCGTAGGCCTGCAAATATTCCTGCATCACTCCGAACTCTTCCCGATAAGCTTCCGCTATTTTCTTCTGTCGGCCGGACTCGTTCAGCTCACGGGCCTTGTCTATTTCGGACTGCTGATCTTCCGACAGCGAACCGGACTGCCCCGCTTTCGCGTTGTCACGTTTCCAACCGGCTTCCTGCCTGGCTATTTCATCCTTGCGTGCCTGGTATTCATTGTCTATCTGGCGCAGCTTCTTCTCCAGCCCCTCGGTCATCATCTCAATCTCCGCCTCGTCATTCTTCCTTTGCAGCCCGGCGAGTTCCTGGCCCAGCTTTTCAGAAACCTGTTTGCGGCGTTGGGCTTCTTTCTCCGCCTTGTCCGCCTTCTTCCGTTCGGCCTCGGAATCCTTATCCTCACCGGGCTTGACCTTGTCGTACTCCTTTTTGGCGGTATCGACGGCATCCTTCAGTTCTTTCGCCTTCTTCTCAAACTCCTCACGGGAAAGGCTGTTGGACGTTTCCTGAAGAAAGGCGTTATAAGCCTTGAGCGCGTCCTGGTATTTCTCTTTTGTCGCAGCCACCCAGTCAGTGCTTGAATCCGTGGGCAGGTTACGCCGGTTTTGTTCCGAAACCAGTTTGTTCAGCTGATACTTCAGTTCGTCACGGGAATAAGTTCCGGTAAGATTTTCGTCACCCTGCGTAATCTTTCCGTATTCCTTCTCCTGGACAGACATCCGGGCAAGCAGGGTTCTACGTTGCTTTATCTGCTGTACAAGGGTCTCGTTACTCACACCGGTCAGGTTTTCGAAATAGGCATTTACCTCGTCCTTGCGGATTTGTCCGTTCAGGCTCTTGCGTTTTCCGTACAGATTCTGAAGCTCTGCCTCCTCATCCCTTGAACGTGCGGATTTCCGGACATATCGGGCTCTTTGCCGCCCGTAGCTGTCCTGGTAATATTCGGTTGCCAACCGGGTCTTGCCTTCAAGTTCTTTTATCCTGTCATCCACACGTTTCAATTCATTGGCGGGATTGGATATGGACTCACCGGCTTCCAATCGGGCTATCTCTTCCTTGATTTTCTTGATATTCTTCAGTTTCTCATACTCGGTGTCGTATTTGGAGAATATATCCGGATATTTCTGTTCCAGCTTGTTTAGCGCCTCACGCCGGGCATCCGTGGACACGGCTTCATCCCCGGCAATGGAACACAGTTCCTCTATTTTGCGCCTGTGCTCTTCCTCGGCCTCTATGGTTTTCTGCTTCTGCTGCTGATACCTTTCCTCGGATTCCTGCAAACGTTCGGTTTCCGTCTTCATGGAGATCAGTGCCACGGCAACACCGGCAAGCAGGGTCGCAACCAGCACATAGGGATTGGAAAGCATGGTCCGGTTGAGCATTTTCTGCGCTTTCTCAACCAGCAGGAGCCAGTTGTAATGCAACGCCTCCGCAGCCACCGCCCAGCCTTTCACGGCCGTGACTGTCATGACGGCGGTCCGGTACACACCATACGTGCCGACAAGCCCGAGCAGGATACGGCCGAAACGTTCGTAATGCTCCACCATGTAGGAAACACCGGAAAGCGTGGTGTTGATGACACCTTCCGACTGCTGCCCGATTTCATTGAACATCATTGAAACGGCATCCTCTATATTGGAGATCTGTCCGGTTATCGTTTTGGATTGTGCCTCCATCAGACCACCGAATTTTCCGCCCTCGTCCGTCAGGCTCTCTATGACCTTCTGCACTTCGGGAAAACCGACCTTGCCTTCCTCCACAAGCTCCTTCACCTTGCTTTCAGCCACGCCGAACTGCTTGGCCAGTTCGGCGATCATAGGGATGCCCCGGCCGGTGAACTGGTTCAGGTCCTGTGTATAAAGCCGTCCCTGGGACATGGTGGTGCCGTAAAGATAGACCAGATCGTTCAAAGGGATGGAAAGTCCGGCAGCGATGTCACCCAAGCGGATCAGCGTCTCGTTCACTTTCTCCGCTCCAAACCCGTAGGCAAGAAGCTGCTTGGCACCCTGCGCGACATCCTCCAGGCCGAAAGGAGTGGTCGCGGCCGTATGTACCAACTGCTGCATCAGGGTGTCGGCCTTCTCCGCACTGCCGAGCATGGTCTGAAACGACACCTCCAGCTGCTGGAACTCGCCGCGTACCTTGGTGATGTTCGACACCAGCTCCTTGATAGTAAAGGCGGCCGCCAGTTTGCCGACGGTGTTGTTCAACAGGGAACCGCTCCTGTCAAGTTCCCGGATCTGTCTGTTGGCGGACGATGCCTGCTGGGACATCCGCTCGATCTTGCCCACGGCCTTGTCAAGACGGGCGCTCAAATGGTCCACCATAAGGAATTCTATTTGTACCGGTTTCATCTATTTTAGCTTGCTTTGAAAAAATCCTACTATTCCATCCGCTTCATCCTCGGCGCTCCGCTCATCCGCAGGACCGGAAGATCCGGACTTGTCACGGACATACCGGGGAGCGTCACTAAGCATCATGATCAGGGTCTGGTAATTCACCTTGTTCAGTATATAGTCCACGCTCCAGCCGGTGGCACTGGCAATCTGCCACACAAAACCGAAAGGGCTATGGGAGCCTTCATAACGGCTCTTTAACTCCCCTTCTTTCTTTGGCTCAGTCTCAAGCTCATCGGATTCGTCCGCTCGGCTGATCTGATAATAGGTATAAAAGGGTCGGTACCCATCAGGCTGACAAAACGCTTGATCGCACCCACCAGATAACGCTGTTCCATGAAGTTCCTTATGAGCCATGCCACCGGGCGCAAAAGCACGCGGCGGCTGAAAGGGCCACGACAAAGGGTATAGGCCACCATACGGCTCACCGCCTTGCCGTGAGAGGCCAGAAACTGCATTTCCTCCTCCTTGCTGAACCCCCACATCTCCTCACTGGTGATCCCCATCGACAAATATGTCCGGGCAAAAAGAATCTGACCGGACATATAAGGCCGCCTCATGGTCACGCGCAGCTCCAGCGGGGATTTCCTGAAAGGGATATGAAACGCTTTCAGCGGGACGCTCACACCGATATCCAGCAGCGCGTCCGCACCCTCACGCTGGATCTGCTTGATGACAGCTTCGTCCATACGCTACTCCTCGGCCGGGTTAGTGGAAGCAGCGGCGGCAGATTCAGCAGGAGGCAGTTTATACTGTTTCCACTCTTCCGGGATAGAATCCGTATTGAATACGCCATGGGGCTGGGAGCCGTCTTCCGGCATGGCCACTTCCAGCGTGCATTCGATTTTCGCCGTCTCTGTCAGGGTCAGCTTGCCGCCGAGATTGGAAAGTAGCGTGCCATTGGGAATCAGGATGCTCTGCCCCGAAACAAGGGCTATTTCCCACGGACCGGTCAGCAACACGGCTGCCGTCGGGGCCGTCCAACCAATCGGGGTTTTCTTTTCCGAGTCCTCTTCCTTGTAGTGCATGGTACCACCCAGCAAGCTATGCAGGTTTTCGTAGTTCAGCTGGATAACGTTGAACGTGGGGGCGATGCTGCCATTCGACTGGGGAATGATAAGCACCGGCGTTCCCGGCACCTGCTCCGCCTCGATTTTGGCGGATTCGGGTTTCTGCCCGCCCATGTCAAACGAATTCTTCTCTATGTAACCCACCACAAAGTCCTTGTATTTCACGGCACCGACGCCGTACATGAAATTCTTATTCATTGTTTCTTGATTTTGAAAGTTAATACTATGCCGGCAACACATCCGGTTATAAAAGCGGCCAGCGCTATTTTAACGGGACTAAAGCGACGTTCAAATTCCGTTTCAACTGTGGATGAGTCCTCATGTGTCTCATTACGGATACGGGTCAGTTCCTCCTCATAACACAGTACCAGCCGCTGGAGGCTGTCGCAGGATGCCTCCGCTATGATATTGCCGGCCGCATCGCTCTTCACCGTCAGGCCCGCCTGCCCGTTCCTGGAATGGTAGGACGAACCGGAGGGAAGTTTACGGAGGCTGTCCGGAGGGATCGTCAGGCTCACCGCCGATTTCGGAATCCCCGCCATCAACAGCCCCCGCCTCACGTTTGACACGTTGTCGGCGCTTGACGACAGGCTGCTGTTCCGGTTCACCTCCGTCCTGCTCTTTCGAGTACTCGCGCATCCCGTAAAGAACAGGACAATCATCATGATGCCTGCAACTGTTGGCAGTATCAATGGCTTTCCGGAGGCGTGCCATTTCACGCCGGGTCGCCTGCAAAGCTTTCCTGTTTTCATTCAGTTCCTCTTTTAAGGGTTCTACAATATTCTCGATCAGGATACGGGTGGCATGTTCGGTGTTGTCAATCCGTACCGTCTCGGCTTCGGCGGTAGCCTTCTCCGCTTTCGCCCTCGCTTCCCTGACCGTTGATTTCAGGGTGATGATGGCTATTAGCGTGGCTACCAGACCGCCGCCCAACACCAGATTCATAACTGCACTGAAGTCCATACGCGCACTGGTCTTTCAGGTCAAAGCCTATTTGCCGATATCCTTACCCGCAAACAGCCCGATGAGCCACTGGACAAAGCCCGTATCGGCAATACCGTTGGACACAAGGGACGCACCGAACCCGTAACACAACGCGATATACCACGTGGCATCAGCGACAAAACCCGCATCCAGCCACCATAAAAGCATGGCGGCCACAATGCCCACACACCAGCTGACAATCTGTGTCGCCAAGCCCTGCATTTTTGGGAACAGGGCCTTGATCCCTTCCGTGAGCAACACCACGCCGCCGACAAAACCGGCAAAGGTGGCGATCATCGCGCTATAATCGACTTCCGGCACTGTACCGGTTTGGGCAAAAGCTGCTGACACGAATCCGAGCATCAGCACAAAGAATAAAAGAAATCTTTTCATGAAAGTTGTTGATTTATTGAGTTATACCTATTGATTGAAGCCACTTCTGTACATCGAAGCTGGGGCAGGCTTTGGCCGCCAGTTCGTTATGCCCCACGATACGCACGTCCGGGAAACGGCGGTGGAAGTCCTTCACGTACTTCTCAAGCGCACGCTTCTGGCACACCGTACGCGTGTCCTTGGGAGTCCGGCCGTCCTTTTCGCACCCGCCGGCATACACGATATGGCGGCTCACGGAGTTGTAGCCGGCCACACCGTTGGTGATCTCCCAGGGGTCCACGTTCGCGTCCTCGTTGTTGTCCGCCAGGCGCTCCACGCCGCCATTCAGATGGAACAGGTCGGTATAGCCCACCTGTTTCCAGCCGCGGCCGCCCTTTGACACCGGGTTCGTGTGCCAGGCGCGGATATCCGCACCGCTCACCTCACGCCCTTCAGGAGTCGCCGTGCAATGAATGACCAGATACTTCAGTTTTGCCATTGCTATCCGGCTTCCTCCTCGTCAACGGCCGCCTGGGACAACACTATATCCACCGTCTTCGTCTTGTCGGAATCCAGTGTCACAACCAGGTTTCCTGCTTTCGCTTTGCCACTGGTATTCTTTTCAGCGGTAACTTTCAAACCGTCATCGGTACCAACAACAGTGAAACCGGCCGGAGCGGCACTGACACTGTATTCACCGGATGCTGTAATTGTCACTTCCTTGCTTTCTCCGGCAGCCTTGAATGACAGTTCCTCCACATCCGAAGCGAGAGTCTTTTCCGAAGACTTGAACACCGGAGATGTACGGGTATCCAAAACCACCATTTCCTCTCCGAATGCGATATTCGTATCGGCTTTCATCAGTAGTTTGAAGAAATAAAGCTCACTGGCATTGGCAATCTTATCGATTTGGATCACATCCTGATCGTCCTGCAGGTTGACTGCGGCGAACCAGTTACCGTCTGCATCCGGAGAACAGAGAGTGGCCACAATCAGATCATCCGGCCATGCTGCCAGTGTCTCAATAGTAATGCCCTTGTAACGTTTGCTGTTTACATCCGTTTCGGAAGCATTCTTACTCTCACGTTCAGTCAGTTCGTCATCGTATTTGTCAAAGTCGTCGACACTCATCACCAGACGGAGGTTCGGATTACTGCGCAGGGCTTTGGGAATAGCCTTACGGACAGCCTTCAATTTTTCGAGCATCGTGGTCTTACTGGTAGAAACGATAATCAATTCGGTATCTTTGGCGGCTTGCGTCAAAATTCCATTCATCAAATGGTCATCATCGTCACCGAACTCACCATTGATATAATGATCACCCAACTCGAATTTCACCTGCTTGATCAACTCTTCCAACAGCGCATTCTGCCCCTCCGGAGGAAGTTCGGCAAAGACCAGATTTCCTTTCGGCTGCCATTTACGCCAGATATGTTCGAAGGCTCGGGGATTAAACACTGTGAAGGCCATAAAATCCACAGGGTCCAATGATTTCTCACTGTAATTGAAGTTACCTTTCGAATCTTCAACCTGGGGATTTTCCTTACGTTTCTGTAACATCTTACCGCTCTTGATACGCGGAAGGCTGATTTTTTTCTCCACACCGGGAATAACATAGATCAGTCCCTTTTCTACGATTTCATTTCCGGTGGCGGCGAGCGTCAGGATCTTCTCCAGTACCTCACCGTTGTAATTGGTATTTCTTACTACTATTGCCATAACATACTGTTATTTACGGTTCAACTTGTCCTTGATCTCCCTCATGCGCTTGTTCCAGGGACTTTCCTTGTCCGGATTCAGATGAAGGTCGGTCATGACCTTGCGCTTGGGGGAGAGTTTCTCCAGCGCCTTTTCCCCGTTCTCGCGGTCCTTGGACAGAAGGTTCTCATAGATGGGCCGGGTAGTGGCGTCGATACGCCCGTCATTCTCCGCGTCATCAAGCAGTTTCTTACGCGCGGCGGCGTCATCCGCATCCGCCTTGTCCTGGAACACCTTCAGTTCGCCCTTCAGGCGGGTGACCTCGGCATCAAGGGCCGGGACTTTGCCAGCCTCCGTTTCCAGCAGTCCGATTTCACGCAGGAAATCGTCATCCGTCGCACAGTTCTTGAACCGCGGACGTCTCTTGAGTTCGTCTAAATTCATGCTATTCTCGTTTTGTGGCTTGTGCAGCCGGTTATTGAATATTTGAAATACTTGTTCGGGGGTACTGTCCTCCGGTACCGGGTCAGCGTCATAAATACCGTCGATAAGCCCCAGCGCCAGCGCCTCGTCGGCACGCAGCCAGTGATCCTTGCCGTCAAAATACATCGCGCGGATTTCCTCCTTGTCCTTGCCCATACGGGTGGCATACATCTCGCAAAGGGTATCCTCAAGCGCCTCGATCTCACGGATGCAGTCCTTCATCTCATCCTTGTTGCCGTAACAGCCGCCCTGGACACTGTGAAGCATCAGACGGGCATAACGGCTCATCTGCACGGGCTTGCCGCAAAGGGCGATGACGGAGGCCATGCTGGCGGCGATGCCGTCCACGTAGATGGTAATGTCGGCCTTGCTGTTCTTCAAGGCATTGAAAATGGCGATGCCCGAATAAACCTCGCCGCCGTTGCTGTTGATACGCACGTCCACCTTCCCGGTCAGGGCTTCCGCTTCCAGAAGTTCACGGGCAATATCACCGCTGCGCACGTTATCATCGTACTCACCGATGTCACCGTAAAGAAGGATGCAACAGGCATCGGTTCCGGGTATCATATTGAAAAATCTACTCATGTCACTATCGTTTTGGCAGGTCCTTCCCTGCAAAGTTTACGGTGCGAAATTAGGGGGATTAAAAGCCTTTTTCAAACCGCGTTTTCATCATGGAGACTTTAAAGGATTGCCATGACGCTTTAAAATGTCATCATGCGGAGCGCGTTTTTTTTCGCTCCTTTTCCTTATCAATTTTGCACGTAAAAAAGGAGGTAATATGGCCGAACTTACAAACGAGCAGAAAAAGGCATGGGCGAAAACGCTCTACACCCGCGAAACGCTCACGCAGGCGGAAATAGCCGAGCGTGTGGGGGTTTCACGGGTGACTGTGAACAACTGGATAGGCAAAGGAAACTGGGAGCAGCTGAAGGCTTCCATAACCATCACACGGGAGGAGCAGCTGAAGAACCTGTACCGGCAGCTGGCGGAACTCAACAACGCCATCATGGGAAAGCCGGAAGGGGAACGGTTCCCGAACGCCGCGGAAGCGGACACCATTTCCAAACTGTCGAACGCCATCAAGAAACTGGAAACAGAAGTGGGGCTGGCGGACATCATCTCCGTGTTCTCCGACCTGCTCAAATGGGTGCGGACCTACGATTCCACGCAGGCGAAGGAGATCACCCCGCTTCTGGACGCGTTTGTCAAATCAAAATTATCCTGACATGGCAAAGAAAAGACTCACACCCCAGGACAGGATCGCACTGGACAACTGGAACGAGCTGGTGGCATCCGTGCGCGAACATTCGGACATCAACCCCACGGACACGGAAACGGAAATCAGGCAGAGGCGGGAAAGACTGGAGAAGAACGACGAGGAGTGGTTCAAATACTACTTCGCCATGTATTGCACCTGCGAGTCCGCCGCCTTCCACAAAAAAGCCACCGGGCGGCTGATGAGGAACAACCGCTGGTACGAGGTAAGGGCCTGGTCACGCGAGCTGGCGAAATCCGCACGCTCCATGATGGAGATATCCAAACTGGCACTGACAAAAAAGATACGCAACGTGCTGCTGATCTCCAACTCGGCAGACAATGCGGAAAGGCTACTGCTGCCGTTCATGGCGAACTTCGAGGAGAACCAGCGGATCATACAGGACTACGGACAGCAGAAAAAACCGGGAGCGTGGGAAACCGGGGAGTTCACCTGCATGTCCGGATGCTCCTTCCGCGCCATCGGAGCCGGGCAGTCACCGCGCGGTACGCGTAACAAGAACTTCCGGCCGGACTTCATTCTGGTGGACGATATAGACACCGACGAGGAGTGCCGGAATCCGGAACGGATCAAAACCAAATGGAAATGGCTGGAGGAGGCGCTGATACCGACCATGTCCGTATCGGGAAACTACCGCATCCTGTTCAACGGAAACATCATCGCGCCGGACTGCTGCATCAAAAGGGCCATCGAAAAGGCCACCGAACTGAAAGCGAAAGGAATCGGGCACGTGGATATCATCAACATCCGGGGAAAGGACGGACTGTCCGTATGGCCCGAAAAGAACTCCGAGGAGGATATCGACCTCTTCCTTTCACTGGTGAGCGCGGCGGCGGCACAGAAAGAGTTCTTCAACAACCCGGTGGTGGACGGCGGCGTGTTCGCGGAAATCACCTACGGGAAAGTGCCGGCACTCTCCAGGTTCAAGTTCCTGGTGATATACGGGGACCCCGCACCGGGAGAGAACAAGACGAAAAAAAGTTCCACCAAAACGGTGTGCCTGCTCGGGAAACTCGCGGGAAGGCTTTATCTGATAAAAACGTTCCTGGACAGGGGGCTGAACGCGGAATTTGTAGAGTGGTACATCAAGCTGCTGGAGTTCGTGGGCGGAAAAACCACCGTGTACTGTTACATGGAGAACAACAAATTACAGGATCCTTTTTTCCAGCAGGTATTCCAGCCCATCGTGCGGCGGATACGCAGGGAAAGGAAAATATCACTGTACATCACCGGAGACGAGGAGAAGAAAACCGACAAGGCCACACGTATCGAGGCGAACCTGGAACCGCTCAACCGGGAGGGGAACCTGATACTCAACGAGGCCGAAAAGGACAACCCGCACATGAAACGGATGGCGGAACAGTTCAAGCTGTTCAACCTGCAACTGACCTATCCGGCAGACGGACCCGACTGCGTGGAGGGGGGAAACAGAATTATAGACCGCAAGACCAGACAGTCGGAAAAGCCCGTCATTGTCACAAGGAAAAGCACGCGGTCACAAAACAAGTACAGAGTGTAAACTTCAATACCTATCATTATGAGCAAATTTATCGAACTTTCAGACTACGACGCGAGCATACACCGGGAGATTCTGGACGCACTGACAAGGGAGGACGACGCCGTCGTGGAGATATGCGAGGACCGCGCCGTCGCCGAGATGCGCTGCTACCTTTCCAGACGTTACGACTGTGACAAAATATTCACGGCAACCGGTGACAAACGCAACCAGCTTGTCCTGATGATGGCCATCGACATAGCCGTGTACCACATCTTCTGCATACATAACCCGAGGAACCTGTCACCGCTGCGGAAGGAACGCCACGAAAGGGCGGTCGAATGGCTGAAAGCCGTGGCGGCCGAGGAGATATCGGTGGACGGCCTGCCCCTGCTGTCCGAAGAGACGAGGGCGGCAAAATCCAATTTCCTTATCAAAAGCAACCGTAAACGTGTAAACCATTGGTAATATGAGCAAAAGAAAGAAAGGGGCCGGAAAGATAACCCAAAGCGGGAACCTGCCGAGGCCCGGGCAGAAAGGACCCGCAACCATCATACTGACACAGCCCAGAAGGTTCGGTATAGACATAGCGGACTACATGCTCGCGGTAAGGGCTTTCGAGAATGTGGACTACTCCAGACGCTTCAGGCTGTACGACCTGTTCAGCGACATACTCATGGATACGCACCTGACAAGTGTCATAGAGAAACGGAAGAATGCCGCACTGGCATCTTCCATAGAATTCCGCAGGAACGGGAAGCCGGACGAGAAGGTGAACAAGCAGATCAGGTCCCCATGGTTCCGGAAGTTCATAGGGGACATCCTGGACGCCAAATTCTGGGGGTTCTCACTCGTGCAGTTCTACCGCAAGGGGGAATGGGTGAACTACGACCTGATACCGCGCAAACACGTCGATCCCGTGCGCAGGCTCATACTGCGGCACCAGACGGACACCACCGGGACGTCCTGGGACGAGTACCCCGACCTGTTGTTCATCGGTTCACCCGACGATCCCGGACTGCTGGTGAAAGCAGCCATCTGGGTGATATACAAACGTAACGACGTGGCGGACTGGGCACAGTTCGCGGAAGTGTTCGGAGCGCCCATCAGGGAGTACACGTATCCCACGGATGACGACGAGGCACGGCAGAAGGCGCTGGACGACGCGGACAGCACCGGAAGCCTGTCGGTTTTCGTGCACGCGGAGGATACGGTGCTCAAGCTCGTGGAAGCCGCGAACAAGACAGGGAGCGCGGACCTCTACGACAAGCTCTGCGAGCGCTGCAACAACGAAATCTCAAAGCTGTTCCTCGGAAACACGCTCACCACCGAAGCCTCCGACAAGGGCACACAGGCACTGGGAACCGTACACAAGGACGTGGAGGAGAAAGTGACGCTCTCCGACAGGCAGGACATCCTCGACGTGCTCAACTATGACATGGCCGACATATTCGCAATGCTCGGAATAGACACCACAGGCGGGGAGTTCTGCTATCCGGAAAAGAAGCTTATCGAACCGGAGAAAAAGATGTCCATCCTCACACAGCTGCGCACGAACTTCAACCTGCCGGTAGGTGACGACTACCTCTACGAGGAATTCGGGATCGAGAAACCGGCAAACTATGACGAGCTGAAGAAACGCCAGGAGGAGAAAGCGGCGGAAATCGAGGCGGCGAAGGCCCGAAAGACCGAAAAGGCGGAAGAGGATGAACCGGATCCGGAAGAAGAACCGGAACTGGAAAAGCACGGTAAAGGAACACCCAAAGAAAAGAAAAATGCCCTTAAAAACGCATACAACTGGCTGAAACGTTTTTTCGGGAAAGCCCCGGGGAGAGACGGGGCAGCTTTAGAATGGTGATAAACGGCCTCTACAGAATGGAGGACAAACAGGTGGAAACTTTATTCTCGTTCGATGAAGAGGTACTGAAGAAAGCCCTGAAGAACATATACAGCAAAGATTTCCATCCCATGACCGACATCGAGGAGAACCTGTTCGAGGCCACGTGGAAAACGATGAACAAAGCCACCGACAAGGGGTTTGGGACACGGAAAACCGATGATCCGGATTATGACTTCTACCGTGAAATCCGAATGAACAACGCCGTGTTCGCAGCTTTCAAGGTACACAGGGCACAGAACGACATGGCAGCGCTGCTACTGGACAAAAACGGAAGTTTAAAGCCGTTTGAACAGTGGGTGAAGGAAGCCATGCCCATAGCCGACCACCAGATGATCCATTGGCTGCGTACAGAATACGACACGGCCGTCATACGGGCACACCAGGCCGCGGACTGGAGACAGTTCGAAAGAGAAAAGGACGTATTGCCGAATCTCAAATGGATGCCGTCCACATCCATACATCCGGGAGCCGACCACAGGATTTTCTGGGGGACCATACGTCCGATAGATGATCCGTTCTGGAACGAGCACAAGCCCGGGGACAGATGGAACTGCAAGTGCACGCTCTCATCAACGGATGAAGCGCCGACAGCGGTACCGGACGAAAACGGGCAGAACAAGGCACATGACGGTCTGGAAAACAATCCGGGAAAAGACGGCAAACTGTTTTCAGACAAACACCCCTACGTTACTGAAGCGCATCCGGGAGCAAAAAAAGCCGTGGACGCACTGACCAGGCGCATCAACGAAATGATAGCCGAAATGCCGGACAACCTGACGCTGGAGGAAAAAACCGACATCGCCCGCAACAATCTCAAGATAGAAAAGGCACTCGGCGTTACCAAAGGCAAGCCGATGACATACGAACAGGCGAACAAGGGAAAGGAGAACCCGAAATTCGGAAAAGAAGAAGGATACCGCGTGAATTGCCAGACCTGCACCGTGACACACATGCTCAGAAGGTTGGGGTTTGACATCGAGGCAAAACCCAACATCAGACAAAGCGCATACAATGAAATGGCAAAACAAGGTATCACATGGGAAGAACGTTTCCTGAACCGGGACGGAACAAAGCCGGATTATGACTATACCTATAAATGGCAGGTCAGAAAGGGATATCAAGTAATGAATGCAAACCGGCTGAAGGAATACTTCAGGGAAAAATTCAGAGAGGATGGAATATACGAGATATATTGTGCCTGGAAAGGCGGCTCCGCACACGTGTTCTGCGCGGAGGTGACTGAAGGAAAGACAAGGTTCTTCGACCCGCAAACCGGAAAGGATGATGCAAGCAATTACATACAGAGCATGAAAGCGGGCCGTGTGGGAGTGATAAGAATAGACAACAAACTGGTAAATCCCAAAATCATGGGACTATTCATCACCAAATAAACGGGAAGAAAGTGCCAGCCCCTCCTCACCGTCCACCAGACGGCAGGACTGGCCGTCGAACAGAATAAAGGCGGGAAGACCGACAGGCAACTCAAAACCATCCCCGTCAACACAGCCCACGGAATAGATGCTTCCTTCAGGGGAACTGGCTGATAAGACAACGGAGTTGTAACCGCTACTGTTTGCTAATTCCGACACTTGTTTAGGTATTTCCATAACGCAAAAAGGCACATAAAAAACGCCTTGCTGCAAAAGTATAAAATTATTTTTTAATTCAGTCATTCATGGACATAAAAGAATATTCAAAACTGATAAAAGCCAAACGGAAAGAACTGGATGGGCTAATGAAACGGAAGATGCCGGTTATCGCCGGACGAATGGCAAAAGACCATTTCCAGGACAACTTCCGGCAGGGAGGATTCGTAAACGGGGGATTACACCCGTGGCCGAAAGCGAAAAGGCTGTCCTCGGGACGGACCGATGCGGCAGGGAACTACGGGACGCTGCTCTCCGGAAGGAACCATCTCTTCAGCTCCGTCAAATACATGCCGGGAGAATACCGGGTGAGGGTGGCAAACGAACTCGTCTATGCGCCGGTCAATAACTGGGGAGGAGAAGTGCATCCGACCGTTACGCCCCAAATGCGGCGTTTTGCATGGGCGAAGTATTACCAGGCTTCAGGCAAGGCTAAAAAAGCCGCCACGGGCAAAAGAAAGGGCAAAAAGAAGGGTTCTGCCGTAAACAATGAGCCACAGGAGAACCCGGAAGCGCTGAAATGGAAAAGACTGGCGCTCACCAAAAAGAAGAAGCTCCGGATCCGGATACCGCAGCGGCAGTTCCTCGGGGAAAGCAGCGAGCTCTCCGAAAGGATCACGGAAAAGGCGGAAAAAGAAATCAGGAACATTTTAAACTTATAAAGACATGGAAGAAATATTCATCGCGATCATGGAACGCATCGCCGAAATGATGCCGGAGCTGTCATACATTGACGAGGATTACGGACAGCTCGAAGCCGGGGCGGAGGAGGACCACTACCCGGTAACCTTCCCCTGCGTGCTCATAGGGAACACCGAATCGGACTGGAACGACATCGGGTACGGGGTACAGAAAAGCGTGTCGTCCGTCACTGTAAGGCTGGCCGTCGACTGCTACGATGACACGCACTACTCCTCAGGCACCTACGACAAGGTAAGGGAACGGCAGCTAAAGGCCAAAGAGCTGTACAAGGCACTGCAGGAGTTCCGGTGCACGGAAGAGGCCAGCCCGCTGGTCAGGGTAAAGAGCCGGGACTATTCGCTGCCGGGAAACATCAAGGTGTACGAGACCGTGTATGCCTTCACGCTGCACGACGAATCTGCAATGCAAGAAGGCGCGGCAAGGTTTATTCGCCCGTAAAGAGCGAAAGCTGGACAGCTGTCAGGCGGGGTTTCTTCACTTTCGGGACGGGCTTCACCTCCAGGTCCTTCAGCTCCCGGCACTTGCGACGGATGATGGACATGATACGTTCCTCCGAAATGAAAAACTCCTGCCGGGACAACACCTTCAGGGCGTCATCAAAGCGCAGGCGCTGCACCTCCGTCCAGTAATAGTAACGGCGGCACAGGGCTTCATCACGGAGTTCTATCAGGTTCTTGTCTCGTCCTTTGGCCATAAGTGCAGGGTATATGATGCAAAATTAGGCATTTAACCGGGGATGTTGATAAAAAAAAGCCGCATCGTGCTGGGATGCGGCGTTTTTCTGTTTAGAGTGTGAACGGAATTCACATGGTCATCAGCTCGGTGTCGTCCTCGCCCGGCACAAAGGGCTCGATACGGGTGATCACCTTGCTCTGCACCTTCACCCGTCCGCTCCCCTTGCAGAGGGGACATCTGGCGGATGCCGGGGCACCTCCCTGGTCGGTGTAGAAAACACGTCTCTTGCCCTCGCAGTTCTTGCAGGCCATGACGTGCGGCGCGATGTTCTTCGTCTTCTCCATGACTACAACCGGCAGAATGAGGGTTCGATACGGTGCCAGACACCGTTTTCGTCACGTTTGTGGAAATAGTAGTTCACCGCGGTCTTGTACACCACGTTGCTCTCACGGAAGAGGTCCATGATCTCCGTGTATTCACTGTCGAAACGGTCCTCCAGCTCATACAGCTTGCTCACCGACTTGTAGTCCAGATCACCCTGACGGTTACGCTCGATCATGGTCATACCGAGCTGGTACATCGGATCGTCGGTACCGAGCTCCCGGCTCATGGCGTAACGCTTCAGGTAATCCACCAAACGCTCGGCGGCGAGGTTGGCGCGCTCGTCGAAACTCTTCACCTTGTTACTCCTCACTTCCAGCTTCATGTCACCGTCCACGATGGTGAAACTCGCCTGGTCATCCTTGCGGAGCTGCCCATAGTCACGCATCAGGTCACGGAAAGAGGCGGCTTCCTTCTCCACCCAGTCACGGAAGGCTTTCACGTCATCCACAACCGGGAGCAGCCTGTTCTTCACTTCAAGCATGAACTGCGCACGAAGTCCTTCGTAGGCATCGCGACGGTTGCGCTTGTTTTCTTTCTCTTCCTGCTGGAGCTGTTTCAAAAGCTCCTTCCTGTCCTGGGCGGACAGGCTTTTTAATTGTTCTTTCAAGTCCATAACTAAAAAATTGAATGGTTATTACTGTTGTTTATTCTCACGTTTGCGGCGGATGGCGCGCAGTTTCACCTGCAACGTGTCCAACGCCTCACAGTCAAGTTCACGGAACTCCATACCGGCGATACGGCTGTCCAGACAGAAAGCGTTCACCCGGTCCCAGTCGGCCGTATCGATGCCCAGCAGCTGCATCTGGTGCAGTACCGCGGAGCGCTTCTGACGGAGAATCTTCCGGAGTTCTTCCTGGTGAGTGGACGGCACCAGCTTACGCATCCCGGCTATGGCCGCACTGTATTCCTTCAGTGTCATGTCGCGCAGACTCGTGGTACGTCCGTCCGTGTACTGGGAAACTACGCTTTCCTTCAAAGCATCGCGGTCAGATGTCGGAAGGCGGTTCAAAAGACTATAAAACGCCGCATAATTCTCGGGTTTATTTAACTGCTTGCGGCTGTTGATATCTATCTGCATGGCTATGCTGTTTTTTTGTTTATTTTAAGGTCATTGATTTCCTTAACCACTCTCTTTACTCTGATAGTACACAAATAATCAAGAAGATGCTCTTTTTCATTATTTGTACACTTATACTGGTCGAAAAATTCAAGTATGCCCATTCTTTTCAGATTTTCATTAACTCAAACTATTCATACCACATCAGCACAACTCTATGATTTCACCCACGGCAGAGCGTAGAAGAGTACGCAAAACCGAAGGGTTTCCGCTATCATAGATGACTTCCACACAACACTCGTGGCGTGCATTACGCGACACGACCAGCTCGCAAGTCATATTCTCTCCAAGCCATTTCTCCACCACTTTACGGACACCCGCAGCAGTGGTCACAATTAGCATTTTTTTACTCATAACTAAATTGATTTGAGTTATTATTTTATCCTAAATCCCCCTGATTTCTCGCAGAACTCAGCAAGACTTTCTACTTTATCTATAAATTCTTTACTCGGTGGTTCTTTACAAGTTTTATAAGATAGAATCCTATTTTTCTCATCCTCTGTCTTTTTATCCCATTCTTCCCGGATAAATCTTTTAACGAAAACATACCCTCTAAATAGTTTCGCCATAACTTTAGCTTCGGATGCTGTAACCTTAAAACCATCGTTTGAAACAGGAGAACCCGGTCCACGAGAACCGTTATAAACATAACTACCAATATCAACTGTATTATTTCCATATCCCAAAAGATAACAAGCACCTGTCTCATTCAATATGAGCGGCCATGTGAATAACATTCCATGTGGGGAACCAGCTTCTTTGTTTTTGGGCATTAAATCGTATCCCATATTTTATTTCCTTTTTGATTTACTTTGAATTATTCAACTCTTATCCTTCCGGTGTACTGGTTTCCCCGGAACTTCATCCCCTTGGTGAAGCCGCCCGGATATCCCAGTTCCTTGCTTCTCGCGTTTGCCAGCAACAAATGTTCCCGGCTAAGGGAGGCTACAAAACCTTTGTCCTTTTCCAGCCCCATCTCTCGGGCCTTCCGGGTGACGCTGCGTTCGGAAACACCGAGCATTTCAGCCAGCTCCCGGTTGAGGGTATTGTGATAGTGGCGACGCATGATGGAAAGCATATTGCCGTTCCAAAAGATACGGGTGGAATATCCCTTATGCTCGACGAGCCGTCCCAGTGTCCGATGCATGAAAGTACCGTCAGCAACCTTCCGGTGCTTGCAGTACTGTTCACGTTTGTACGCCAGCACACATTCATGACACCAGGAACTCCGCCCCCCATTCTTCAGCGGATAGAACTCACGCATCCACAACTTTCGGCCGCAATGTGGACAGACGCGTTTACGTTTCTGCTTGTTGTTATTCTCACTCATGGCTATTTATACTACATTCATCAGTTCATATTCTAATTTCCCCAATACGGGATAATATTGATATCCGCCTTTCTCACTTGGGCCTGCATCAGCGCCATGGACAGCAACATGCAGACACGTTTGTCAGTCTTAACAATTCCGGATATGGAACCTATAACATGATCACCTTTACCGGTCACGATTGAACCGGCAATCTGCTCAAGCCCGGTCGGATGATCCTTACTTGCCGCAACGCTCATAAAAGCACTAAGATCGTTTTCCTTACAAAAGTTATCCACGTACTGGCAAAGTTCCTTTACTGCCTCTTTCTGTTTTTCTGTAATCATTTTAGTTAAATTTTAATGGTTGATAATATGCTATTTTTCAAGAATATAATCGCACTCAAGAACTTTGACACCACCGTAAAATGTCACTTTGGACGTATCAGTGATACCAAAATGTTCTTTATCCGCGAAAATCATATTTTCCACACCGGACTTCATTTGCCGGACAATGTCCTTAGCCCTTTTATCAGTCCAACCATGAGCGGCAAAACCCGCTTTGAACTGGTAAGTGGTCGTTACAGCACCGTTCTGGATTCTGGTGGAAACAGTAACTGTACCCACACAATTTTCTATTGTTTTCTTCTTTCCCATGATGATTATTTATTTGTTGGTTTCCAATCCACTGTTATAATCGCATCCAGTTCACCGCTGCCTTCACAGACCGGACAGGGTTTCCGCACATCCTCGCGGCTGCCTTCCTCCGTTCCCCAGAACCAGCCGTTACCCTTACAGTAACCACACTTGTGACCGGTACTGACAAAGTTCTCACGGTTCATACCCTTACCCATATAAGCAGGTGGGCAGATATCCAATTGTTTCTCGATCTTACTCATCGCGTCGTCTTTTTAATTATCTTATTTACTGCCATTCTCCAGAGCCCCCAGCTCCCAAATTACATATTTGCTGGTGGAACCGCGGTACCGCCCTTTACTGTACGCCACATAACCCTCCACCCATATCTTCAGGTCAGCATCATACATCACACTCGTAGCGGCGTCACCTTTGGGGTTCTTGCCACGCGCGTGGCTAATGATGATGAACAGTTTGTCAGGAAACTCCTCTTTCAGTTGGATATAGTCACTGTAGGTCATCCGTGTGTACTGGAAACTGTCAATTACAATGATATTATAGCTCTTGTGACGACGTAGACGCTCCCTGAGCGTCGGGATATCCTCCTTGATGAAAGCCAGCTGACGGCTCACTCCCGCCATACCAAAACGCCTCAGGTTGTTCTGGACCGTCAGGCGCGTACCCTCTTCCAGGGAATCGATCGCGATACGATCGTACTTGCACAACTCCTTGCACAACTGCATCACAAAAGAAGTCTTTCCGTTACCGCTGTTACCCCAAATAAACCACACTCCGGTACGTTCCGGGGTATCGAAGGCTTCCTTCCACTTCCCCTCGAAGGGGAACACCTCATACTTTTTGCTGAGGATGTCTTTTACACTCAATGCGCGTTTTATACCGGACCTCTTATTATCCTTTTTTCCCTCTTCCATGGTCAGAAAAGTTTAAGTTGCCGGATATCGTCAATTTTGTCAAGAACGGCCTGGCGGGCGGCACCCTGCATCTTCCTCTGGCAGAGCATCCAGCCGAGCGCCCACAGAAGGGCATTATTACGGGTTGAAAACTGCCCCCATTTGCGTCCTGGATTGAAGCCGCCGCCGGAATTGTTCACTTGCATATGTACGCCGGAAGTCCACCAGCCGTCCTGCTGCCCCACAAGAACATCCAGGTAATCGCGACCGTTCCGGTAAACGGACACAGTCTCGTACTCTGTCAGAACAGGATAGTCACTCCAGGGAACAGGAAGCTGACCACGACCGTCTATCCTCAGGTATTCAAATTTATTTTCCATATCCTTAAAATTACGTTTGAACGATATTTGAACGGGTTACAAATCACTCATGCGCTTCACTTTGTGGATGGAATCCTTCACGCGGCGAAGGTCATAATCGCAAGCGGCAGCCTCCTTCATCACGATATCAATATCCTGCCGGGAAGTCAGCCCGTTTGCCGTACAAATGGTATAGACATCGTTCTGGTCTGTCGGTTCCAACGTGAAAAACTTGCGTCCGATACGGCTGAAAAATTCCTTATAACCGGGTTTCTGGTATTTCAGCCCGTTACTGATACGCTTGACGATATAGTCGGTACTCAAGAAAACGACACCACATTTCTCCTCCAGCTTGTTGTACAAGCTGATAAAGTAGTGGAACACCGGTTCTGTAAGTTTGTCGGCTTCATCAAACACAAGCAGGGGCGCGTCCATCTGGATGATGTCATCCAGAATAAGTCCCCAGACCTCGCGGATATTGCAGCCTTCGGTACGGATCCCGACTGTGCGGGCAATCTCGCGGACAAAGTCACCTTTCTTCATGTCTTCGGAGCAAAGGATATAAAAAACCTCCTTGTGGTCCTGAAGGTACATCCGGGCGGTAGTACTCTTACCACAGCCGGCCTCACCGGTCACCCAGCGGACATTGCGCCAGCGCTGCGCATCGGAAAGCACCTCGGTAATCTCCTGGTACGCGCCAGTCTCAACGACCTGCCAGCCGGGTGTACCCACACCTCCCACCTGGGAGGCCACGTTACGGAACATCTCATCGCTAATGTTCTCGAAACGACCATTCAGAATATTACTGACAGTACCCACACTGACGCCCTTCAGGCTGCCCGCAGCCTTCGTCTGGCTCGGGTATTTGGCCACGTAAGCGCGAAGGCGCTCGCTGATGGCATTCTTTTCTTTCATTGTAATTTCCATAATCAATCCTATTTTTATAATCAATTTTCTTTAAAATTTTCCGACTATTTTCCGTTTGTCCACCTCGCGGCGACCGAGCTGGTCCCAGCTTATATTGCTGATCACTTTGGTGGAACGCCCTAGGGCGATTTCTTCCGGAGGCTGGCTGTATTTCTTTGTACGACGGTCTATCTGCCGTTGCACCTCGGCCGTGATACCTTTCAGTTTCGGAGTATTCAGACCATGCTGTTCGGGTGCCACTCCATGTTCGTACTCTATTTCCTTGGCGACCACCTGACGTTCCACGCGGTCCTGTACGTTGGCCTCCTGTTCCCGGCGGATGAAGGCGGCCTCGCCTTCCCCCTGGTCCTGAATGGCACGGTGGATGACCATATAAGGTTCGGCGACACGTTCGAAACGGAACTCGCCGCCCTTGTCCTTCCAGTACAGCCGGACGCTGCCGAAATCATACGGGTCATACTTGACATAGAACTGCTTGTAGGTATTCCGGCGGCGCCATTCATGATCAGGAACGCCTGGCGAGGAATAGACCTCATAGGTACGGGACTTGCCGCCGATCGTGACCTCGATACCGGAAGAAGTGAACGTGCTCGGGCGGGAAGTCATCACCCAGAAGATATCCACCATGTCACGTGCCGTCACCGCTTCCGTCTCCTCGTTCACGCTGGTACTGTACATTTCGATCCGGGAAATGCCGGTGGCCGGATGCTTCATCTCGTTCCACTCCCGGCGTACCTCGACATATTTCTCCTTTAGCTCGGCAAGGGTATAAAGTTGGTCCTTATTGGCCTCGATGAACTCAAGGTTCGGGCGGCTGGATGCCTTTTTGGTAGTGATGTTCTGCCCGGTAAACCGCCAGTCCTTATGCAGGACCTGGCTCTGGAAACGGCCGAAAGCCGACTCGATAGTTTTCGACTGACCGCTGTAGGGAGCGGTCGGCCGGTGGATATGGCTGATCTTTGACAGTAGACCGTCTGACAAGCGCTCCAGTTTCTTGTGGCCGCCCTGGTTGTCGTGGACCAGCTCGTAAGGCTTGTGTCCGCTTGTCTGGAGCGCCATACGGTAAGCGTGGTACTGCGCCTCGTAATTCTCGTTCTCACTGATATGGAAGCCCAACAGCACCTCGCTATAGGCATCCATGACCTCGTACACGCCGATGGTGCGGACATTGCCGTGTTCATCCCTGTAGTAGAGGTTCAGCTTCGTACCGTCACCGTACCACAGGCTGTCGCGGCGGCAGGGAAGCTCGGTCTTGTGCTTACGGCCGTAACGCTGGTGCGCCTTCATCTCCCCATAGACCGCATCATACCACAAAGGCTCGATACGGGGGCTGTTAAGCCATTCACGCAGGCTGCGGGCACTTTTCAGGGGTTTCCAGCCACGCTCCGGAGCAACACGATTGTATTCCTCGAAAATCTGCATGTCGGTATAGACAGGGACGCGGCTCCGTTTCAGCGCCACAAGGTAACGTCCGGCTTCCTCTTCGATCTTCAGCGTGTTCCTGTTACCATATTTACCGCTGACCAGTATCGCGTAGTTCTGCGGCCTGTATTGCTTCATAAGACTCTTCAGGCGGCCCTCGCTGCCCGGAAGGGTATGCGCATACTCCTCACGCCATTCCTCAACCCTAAGAAGCAACGTTTCCCATACATTACGGCTGCTGCCCAGCATGTTGCGTTTCGGGCGAAGTGTGTCCAGCTCACCGATCAGCGCGTTAAGCACGGAGGCGTTCCATACATACTCTGCCTGGATCCGTTCGGGAAGGGGAACTTCCTCGCCGTTCTTGTCATAGCGGTACTCCTCGAAGAACCGCTCCGCATTCTCGTCTTTTTTCACTTTGCTCAAAATCATTTCACGTATCATTTTCTGTTCAGGGTCACCGTACTTGGCAACAAAACGTTTCTGGTATTTATCGGGAAGGGAGGAATAGATGATTTGTGCACGGGAACCTTCTCCACCACCACGATGGGAGCGTTCAATGGTACCACGTTGTAACTGTTTGTCAAGGGCGCCTCTGGTAATCACCGGATCATCCCCACAAGTCAGTTCCTGATAGCTTACACACAATGTTTTCTTGTAGTATTCCATTCCCTGTTCGATTATCACTCCTCCAAATCATTCAAAGGGACATGCCTTTTTATCAGTCTCGCTGAAGCCCCGAAGTTCAACACGACGGCAAGCTCCAGTAACGGGTGGTCAAAGACCAGGGAAAGCAGGATCCCGAAACTCAGACAGAAG